GAAAACCGAGTTAGCCGGAGTTACAAAAGATGGTATAAAATCTTTATTCATTGATCTCGTCGACGCTTTAGCTATGCAGAATCAAATCGCAAAACGTCCTTATCGTGCTGTTGAACAAACAAGATCAAACAAAAAATTACCAAGAGTATCAGAAATAGGAAGTGCCTTATCGTGATATTAAAACTTAACATTAACGGATCAACGTGGGCAATCAGAACTTCATTAAAAACTTTTTTTAGTGATGTGAAATTGTATTTCAAAATGAGGGAAAAATTATGCCATTTCTAGCACCTATTGGAGTAGCAATCGCGGCGTCAGCCGGTGCGACACTTGCAGCCGGTGGAACGGCGGCGGCTATCGTCGGTGGATTGGGATTAGCGGCCGGTGGATTAGCAGTAGCCGGATTAGCAAAAAGCGTTATCGGTGGAAGTAAACCTGCCGGTGGTGGGAATTTTAATCAACCGAATTTACCGAGTGTCCCATCAACCGGACAAGCAAGCGCGGCGGCTAGTCAGATTATTAAAGATCAGAAAAGACGATCTACTAACCGTATAACGTCGACGCAAGAAGATCGGCAAAACTTGTTAGCTAATCCATCAACAACAAAGAAAACATTACTTGGAAGCTAATATATACAAGGCTGATGAAAGTCATATGGAAGTATGGCTTAAACTTGCGAAAGAATTTTACGCAGAGGGATTTGATGAATATCAATGGGGGTTTAATGATGAACACGCACGTACAACATACAAGTTGTTTATCGCTAATCACCTTTGTTATATTGCAGAAGTAAACGGCGAGCCTGTTGGTTGTCTTGCCGGAGTAATAACGCAACATCATTTTAATTATTACCACCTCTACTTTCAAGAAAGTATGTGGTTTATTAAAAAACCGTTTAGAGGTAAAGGTGTTGCAACACAATTATTAGACGCAGTTGTTAAAGAGTGTTTAGAAAGAAAATGCAACAGCGTTATTGTAGGACATACAGCAAACGTAATGCCTAAATTGATTGAAAGGTTTTACAAACAACTTGGTTTCAAGTTATTTGAAACACATTATATAAAGGATCTCTAATGGCACAACGAGGTATTAAAGCACCGATAAGTACAGGCGCCTCAACTCCGTCAGCTAATTCTAATGCTTCACCGAAAGCCAAAGAGATTTTTGCAAGATGGAAGTCGGCGAAGAATAAAAGATCTAATTGGGAGTGGCAATGGCAAGACGTTCTTAAATATATTGTTCCACAAAAAGATTTCATTACACGTCAAAGATCAATTCAAGGTGAAAGTCTTGATAAAGACATTTACGACACGACAGCACGAATAGCTAATCAGATAATGGCCGCCGGTTTTCAAGGCAACTTAACTAATCCGGCTACAAGATGGTTTCGATTAAGACTTCAAAATTCCCTACTAAATGAGCCACGTGAAGTACGCGCTTGGTTAGAACAAGCACAAGATATTATGTTTGATGTGTTTGCCGGTAGTAATTTCAACGAACAAATATTTGAGTGTTACATTGATCTTGGATCAGCCGGTACGAGTGTATTATATGAAGTCGAAGATCCTAAAGATATTATTCGGTTTAGGTGTATTCACGTAAACGAAATATCAATAGGTGAGGACGAGAAAGAACGAGTTATAGAAACGTATCGTCAATATTCTCTTACAGTTATGCAAGCGCATTTGAAGTGGGGAGATAAAGCCGGTAAAAATGTTGCTGATAAAATCAAAGCTAAGAAGTGGGACGATAATATTCAGTTCCTACACTCGATCCACCCACGATTTGAAAGAACAGCCGGAAGTCAAACGTCGAACAACTTGCCTTGGGCGTCAGTCCAAATGGAATTAGAAAGCCAACATATAGTTGACGAGGGTGGTTTCCACGAAAATCCAATGATGTGTACTAGATTTTATAAAGTTTCTGGTGATCCTTATGGTTATTCACCCGGAACAATTATGTTGCCTGATATTAAAATGTTGCAGAGTATCACGAAAACAATCATACGTGCCGCACAGAAAATGACCGATCCACCTTTAGTTTTACCACACGACGGTTTCTTATTACCATTAAACACAATGCCGGCCGGTATCAATTATCGGTTAAGTGGTAACGCACAAGACAAAATTGAATCATTACAAACCGGTGGTAATATTCCGGTAGGACGAGAAGAACAACTTGATCTTAGACAAGCTATTAACAAAGCATATTTTGTTGATTTATTTAATACTCTTGCTGATCGTAGAAATATGACAGCCACAGAAGTTGTCGAAAGAGTGCAAGAAAAATCCCTTATGCTTGGTCCGGTGTTAGGAAGATTACAAAGTGAAATGTTAGATCCGATCATTGAAAGAACATTTAATATTCTTATGAGAAACGGACAAATACCACCACCACCAGAAAGTTTAGCTGACGAAGAAATTACGATTGAATACGTATCCCCACTTGCTAATGCACAGAAAGGCGCAAGAGTTACAGCCTTGACAAACATATTAGGATTAGCCGGACAGATAGCCGGTGTTGTACCAGAAGTCATTGACAAAATAGATACTGATCGTGCTATTGATCAAGCGGCCGATATTTTCGGTGTAAGTCCAAGTCTTATTCGTGACGAAGAACAAGTCTTAGCAATAAGACAAGGCAGAGCCGAAGCAGAAGCACAAGCACAGAAACAACAGCAAATAGCAGAAGCCGGACAAACAGCTAAAGATATAACTGAATCAGAAAAGAATCTAGCCGAAGCTGACGCGGCCGGAAAAAGATAATGCCAATAAATAAAAAAAACTTAATGGGGGGTGATAAAATGAGACCGGGTGGAACAAGAACATTACAAGACGAAATTGATATGGGGTTAAGGAATAAAGATGGAAGCCTTAAATCCGAAGAACAAAAGAACGAAGAAACGGTTGCACAAGAACCGACACAAGAAGCACAACCAGAAGTTGAAGCACCAAGTGAAGAAGCTGTTTCAGAACAGCCTAGCGATCCTGTTGGAGAAGAACAATTAGCCGACGGACAAGAATTACCAAAGGAGAGTGAATAATGGCGACAGTACAATTACCTAATGATCATCAAGCTGGATTACCGGCTGATGAAGTTACGCCTACTGTAACGATTGGTCAAACACTCTTTACAGGAGTTCAAGGTGGAAAGACACACGGCGACCGTTAATGCCAAGCGAAGATGAAGTATTAAAGCTTCAAAAAGCATATAGTAAAACTTTCAGTTCAGAAGAAGGACAAATTGTATTGGAAGATTTACAGAAGATATGTTTTAAAAATTCTTCAACCATTAATGAAGTTCCTATTGTGATGGCTTTCAACGAGGGACATAGGGCAGTAATGTTGCACATAGAAACACGTATGAAAATGACATTAAAAACAATACCAAAAAGGGAGAATTAAAAAATGGATAATCTTGATCCGAAAGGGCAATCCAGATCCAACTGGAAGTGGTTTAAAATGCTGAACAACAACAGAGGTGAAGTAGGTGGCGAGGGTGGTGGCGATGGCGAGGGTGAGGGTGGTGAGGGTGAGGGTGAGGGTGGTGGAGTAGGAGTAGCACCTAATTGGCGTGATGGATTAGACGCTGACATTAAAGAACACCCGGCAATCGCAACATTTAAGACACCGGCTGATTTAGCTAAGTCTTATGTGAACGCACAGAAACTAATTGGTGCTGAAAAAATACCAATGCCACCAAAAGACGCGGCGCTTGATAGTCAAGAGTACCAAGCTGTATTTGATCGGTTAGGACGACCGAGTGATCCAAAGAATTATACTGTACCAGAAATTCCTAATCCTACTAATGCGCCTGTCGCAACAGAGGAACAAATGACGGAGTTTAAAAACGTGGCACACAGTATTGGTTTATTACCGGCACAAGCAGAAGCATTGATTAAGTTCAATCAAGAGGGTGCTATCAATCAGCATAACCAAGCTACGGCAAGTGCAACGGAACAATACGAAAAAGCTGAAACACAACTACGTAAAGAATTAGGAAAATCATATGATGGTCAAGTTCAAAAAGCACAAGGCTTGATCAATAAGTTCGGTGACGAAGAAGTTAATAACAAAATAGGTGCAAGTGGATTAGGTCGTGATCCGGCATTTATTAAGTTCTTAATGAATATCGCAAAGAATTTTGGTGAGGGTGGTGAGTTATTAGGTGAGCCAGTCCAACCACATATTCTTTCACCGGAACAAGCTATGAAAGATATTAATAAAATTAAGGGTGATAAGACGCACCCATTTCATAAAAAAGATCACGCCGAACACGCTGACGCAATGAAGCAAATGACACACTTGTTTCAGATGGCGTATCCGGACAACAATAAATAGTAATAAAGGATAAATCGAAAGATCCCGATTGCGCTATATAAACGGACAATCCTTTACAGGACCCATAACTTTTTTTTTGTAGACCCAACAGGACAATCTACGCAAGTGTAACTACAAAGGAGAATTACAATGGGTGATATATCCACAGCGTTTGTAAAACAATTTGGATCCACGATTGAACTTTTAGTTCAACAGCAAGGATCGAAGTTGCGCGACGCAGTACGGATTGAAAGTGGAGTAACTGGCGAGCAAGCATATTTCGACCAATTAGCCGCGACTACAGCCGTATTACGTACTACTCGTAATGGTGACACTCCACTCGTTAAGTCAGATAACCGACGACGAAGTGTTGTATTGCTTGACTATGAGTGGGCTGATTTGATCGACGATCAAGATCAGTTGAAAATGATTGTAGACCCCGAAAATCCATATTCGAGAAGTGCCGGTATGGCTTTGGGTAGAGCCATTGATGATAACATTATTACGGCTTTTAATGCTACGGCATTAACTGATAAAACCGGTAGTACGTCAACAGTTTTACCGGCTTCCCAAGTTATCCTCAACGGTGGTTTCGCATTGACGATTGATAAATTGCGATCAGCAAAGCAAATTATGGATCTTCAAGACGTACCAGAAGATGAACGCTTTATGTGTGTTTCACCAATCCAGTTAACTAACTTGCTTGAAACAGCAGAAATTACCAGTTCAGATTACAATATGGTAAAAGCGTTAGTTATGGGACAAGTGGACACGTATTTAGGGTTTAAGTTTATTGTCTCAACACGATTACCGATTACTGGAAATATTAGATCAGCTTTCGCGTGGCGTAGAGATGGTATGCTTCTAGCTATGCAAAAAGAGATCACCACTCGCATTGAAGAAAGAGCAGATAAGAGTTTCGCTACTCAAGTCTATCTTTGTATGAGTGTTGGTGCTACTCGTATGCAAGAGTTTGAAGTTGTCCAAATCGACACCGACGAAACAGCATAATCGTTTCGTAAGTGAAATTTAATCTAATGTTTTTTAAAATAAAAGGAGAAAGTCAATGTCTAACGTAAACGGAGTAAATTACGCCAAGTCTATTGCACCGACTTTAAGTAATCGTAATGTTCCCGGATCTGTTGGTGGACGTATTCGTTCATTGACAGAAACGATCACCCTAGCGGCACAACCGGCTAATGATACTATCAATATAGGTAAGTCCCTACAAAATGGTGCTATTATCCACGACGTTATTATTGATAACGCCGCGCTAGGCGCCGGAGTAATTCTTGATATTGGCGATAGTGACACAGCAGATCGCTACATCAATGGTTACGACGCACAAGCAAATACATCAAATCGAGGTGGCGCAACACCGGTGAACGGTGTTCTTCAACTTGGTGGGGTGCATTATGTAATTGGGACTGCAACAGGGGATAACATTATTCTTGTGACAATTCTAATTGCGGCCGCGACCGGTCAGTTGAATATTACGGTACTTTATTCGGAAGATTAAGGCGCTGTTTTGTAATCTAATAGGGGGAGAGGTTAATCCCTTTCCCCTTATTTTAAAGAGGATAAATTATGCCCGGAAGTCAATCAAATGAAACTTCTATTGCTAATCTTTGTCTTACAAGGCTAGGCGCTGATCGTATCACTAACATTGATACGGAACAAACCGAAAATGCCTCTAAGATTAGAGCAGTATTTGATTTTTTGCGTGATGAAGTATTGCGATCACACCCTTGGAACTTCGCTGTCCAAAGAGTTAATTTCAATAAGTTAACAACAACACCTCTTTACGGATTTTCGGCAGAGTTTCAAATTCCCGGAAATGTTCTTAGAATATTACCACAAGGAACTGGTAGTGATAGTAATTTAGCGTCGGAGTATAAGATCGAGGGAGATAAGGTCTTAACTAACGACGGTACTTTTAAATGCAAATGTATATTGCGAATAGAAGATACAACTAAGTGGGACGCCGCGTTTGTAGAAATATTTGCGACACGGTTACAAGCTGAATTAGCATATGCAATAGTAAATAGTCGAGGATTAGCTTCTGATCTGTTTGCTCTTTATCTGTCAAAACTAAGGGCGGCCAAAGCGTTTGACGCTATGGAAGATACACCCGATCAGTTGACGGCTGACGAGTGGTTATCTTCAAGATCGTCCGGAACTTTTGCACCTAATTCAAGTCTAACATAAGGTCGTAAATGTCTAAGAATACACCGATCCTTACAAATTTTACGGCCGGAGAACTGTCACCTCAACTAGAGGGTAGAGTTGATGTGGCACGTTATTTCAATGCCGTATCAACGCTTGAGAATTTTCTTGTTGCTCAATTCGGCGGCGCTGACAGGCGACCCGGATCTGTTTTTGTAGCACCGGCAAAGTTTCCAGATAAAGTTTGCCGTATGATCCCTTTCCAGTTTTCCACAATCCAAGCATACACAATAGAAATGGGCGAGGGTTATATGCGTTTTTATAGAGAGAACTCGGCGATAACCGAAGTTGCTAAAGTTATAACTAACGCGACTAATGCAAATCCTCTTGTGCTTGAGATTACCGGACACGGATATTCCGTAGGCAACGAACTGATCATAAACGATATGGTTGGTATGACAGAATTAAATGGTAAAAGATTTCGTGTTAATAATGTTGTTGATCCAAACAATATAGAAATTGAAGATTTAGATGGAAATATTATTGATAGTACCGGATTTGGTGTTTATATTTCCGGTGGTGAAAGCGCAGAAGTCGTAGAACTTTCCACACCATATCTTGAAAGCCAATTATACGAAATTCAATTTGCACAAACAGCCGACCTTTTATATATAGTTCATAAAGACGTACCAATACAAAAACTTGCACGTATGAGTGATGTATTGTGGACGCTTACACAAATTGATACAACCGGTGGTCCGTTCCAATCAATCAATACCACAACAACAACAGTCACACCATCAGCTACAACAGGCGCAGTTACACTAACAGCTTCATCACCTATTTTTAATGCAGATCTTATCGGTAGTATATTCCTCGTCGGTGGTACTGTCGGCGCGCCACCAGTTCAAGGATATATTGAGATTACTGGATTTACATCTACAACGATTGTTACAGGAACAGTTGTTGATACATTAGATGGTGTTGGTGCAACGGAAGATTGGGCGTATGGTAGCTTTAGTGTTGACGCCGGATTTCCACAAGCTGTTGGATTTCACGAACAAAGACTATATCTTGGTGCAACAATATTTGAGCCACAAACAATATTTGGATCACAGATATTAGATTTTGAAAACTTTGCGGCCGGTGAAGCTTTAGATACCGAAGCTGTTAAATACGAGATTGCAACGGAACAAGTAAACTCAATCCGTTGGTTAAACTCTGGTCGTGGTCTTGCTGTCGGTACAGCCGGTGGTGCGTTTATTGCTTCATCTGGTGCTGATTTCATAACACTAACACCTACCAATATTTCAATAAGACGTGAAACTACATTTGGCGCAGAACTGGTCATACCGAAACGTATAGGAAACTTCCTTTATTACGTTCAACGTGGTACAAGGAAAATGCGCGAATTCTCTTATAACTTTGACATTGATTCACATTTGTCTTTGGATATGACGCTTTTATCTGAACAGATTTCAGAGGGTGGATTTATAAATATTGACTTTCAACAATCACCACACCCTATTTTATGGTGCGTAAAAGGTAATGGTGAAATTGCTACAATGACAAGACAAAGCGATCAAGAAGTTATTGCTTGGTCAAGACAAGTCACAGCGCCGACAGTAGCCGGTGCCGGATCATATGAGAGTGTTGCCACGATCCCAAAGGGTGAAGAAAATCAAGTATGGGTATCTGTTAAAAGAGTTGTAAACGGAGTGACGAGAAGATTTGTAGAATATATATCAACAACAGATTTCGGTACTTTATCTGACGCATTTTTTGTTGATAGTGGTTTGACATATACCGGTCCATCTGTTACGACATTATCTGGACTGGATCACCTTGAGGGTGAAACTGTTACAATTCTTAATAATGGTGCCGTTGAACCGGACAGGGTTGTCACTAATGGATCTATAACACTTGATAAAGCGACGACAAAAGCACACGTTGGATTAAATTACATATCAAAAATTAACTCGTTAAAACTTGAGGGTGGATCAGCATTAGGGACAGCACAAGGTAAAGTTGCTAGAATTATTGAAGTAACTTTTCGTTTCTATAAAACTGTTGGTGCAACATTTGGTCGCGAGGGATCAACAAATCAAATATTCTTTAGAAACACAAGTGATCCTATGGACACAGCCGTACCATTATTTACCGGTGATAAGCGTGTTCAATTCCCAAAAGGATATGATCGTGAGCCACGTGTATTTATACAACAGGCGCAACCTTTACCAATGACTGTTCTAGCAATAATGCCGAGATACGAAGTTTTTGAACAATAGGGGTAAACTATGAGTTTTACAGGAGCCAATACAGCAACAAATCTTTTAACACTTGCCGGTGTAGCCGGTAAAGTTGTTAAGGCGACTTCTCAATCAAACGAGGGTAGGACGGAAAGTGCTGTCCTTACATTTAACGCACAAATAAAACAACGTGAAGCATTTTTGATTGGTGAAAAGGCAAAGCTTGATCTTGTTCAAGAAAGAGAAACAGCAAGACGTGACTTAGCTACAGCGAGTGCTATGTTTGCCGGTCGAGGTGTTAGGGCAGATGTTGGATCAGCCACAGATGTTTTATTTCAGATCGCAGAAGCTAAAGAAATGGATCGTTTAATAAATCAATTTAATGCTGACGTTGATATATCAAACAAAATAGCTGAAAGCAATATATTATTATTCCAAGCCGGTGAATCTCAAAAAGCCGGAAACATAAATGCCTTTTCAACAATATTGGGTGCCTTACCGGATTTCAATAAATTAAAATTTTCACCAAAACAACCAAAATTTAAATCAAGTAGGTCAAAAGATATTTTCGATCAATTAGAGGCAGAGGGTGGATTTAACGCATTTGGATAAGGGGAAACAATGGCTATTATAATACCAAAAATAACAGGATCATTAACTACTAAGACAGTAGGCGCGCAATCACCGTCGGACTTTACGAAAGTTGATAAGTCAATTCAAGGCGCCGCAGATCAAGCTTCTAGGGTAAGCGAGGTATTTCGTCAAGGTATTATCACAGAGCAGATTTCTAAACAAACAATTTCTGTTAATCAACAGCTTAATGAATTATCAAATACTACTTTACAAGATCCAAACTTAACAGAATCTTCCGGTGCTGAATATCACGCAAACGCAAGTAAAATATTAGAAGAAGCTATGAACGGAATTGGTGATCCGGTAGCAACAAGACAATTCCAAGTTCAAAACCAAAGTGTTATCCTTGCAAGAACAAATGATGTTAGAAAAGCCGGACGTACACAGCAAATTGATAGATATGGAGTACAAACAAATGAAATAAAGTCACAATCTTTAAGCAATTCTTTTATTACAAATAATCCTGTTAATCAAGCTATCGAAAGAAATACATATGTTAATCAGTTAAATCGTGGAGTTGATAATTTATGGTTGTCAAGAGTAAACCGACAAGAAGCAATAGCACAATATGACGAAGAAAGACGTGTAGGAAAGCCACAGCACGACTTTAATATTCTGACAGCGCCGGGTGAGGGTGTTACGTGGGGAGATAGATCAAAAGGTGCCGAAGAATTTATCCAACAAGTTAGAGCCGGTGTTTATGCCGGTCTTACACCACAAGAACAAAGCGAGTTTATTTCTAAGGCAGAAACTTTTAGAGATATTTCTACTAAGCGCGATCAGTTAGCTATTGAAGCAAGACAATTCACTAAATGGCAAGAAATAAGACCAAAAATCAAATCTGGTGAAATTCAAGAGCCGGAATTAAGATTATTAAATTTCAGTCAAGAAGCCGGTAAAGATGATGGTGAAATTAGCGATTCAGATTTTAACAAAGGGTTAGGTTTTTTAAATAGCGTAAAAGGTGTAAATGTGAAAACAGATAATGGAGTTTATCACGAAATTCATAAAAAGATATATGGATCAGAAAGAAACCCAAAGACCGGTGATTTTTATACACACGAAGAAATATCAGATATTATAGACGATAGTTATTTATCTCTTGATGAAGAAGATATGCAAGGTTTGATTGGTGAAAATACAGCCGAAAGACGTAGCCAAACCAAACTTGAAATAGCGGCCGCTTCAAAAGGATTAGAAGCAAGGATTACACAGCAAGTTTTAAGAAGTGATGATATTCTATTTGGTGTTGTTGATCCTAAAACTGGAAAGATTGTAAAATCCGGTGTTGTTCAAGGTGACGTAACGGCGGCGAAAGCGGCGAAAGCTATTGCTGATGAATATATGGCAAGATTTGATCGTGAAGTATCTAAAGAAAAGCTGAAAGGTGACGATATTGAAAGGCTAGAAAGAAAGATCGAGGATCAGTTCTTAAAAGAAAATGGGTTGTTCTTTGGTAAAGGCGCAACACCACACGTTTCCGTTCCGATACAGGGTGAAGTTAAGCGTCACTTTAGGGACACAGATATTGTTAATGCTGAAAAACAATTCACTCTTACACCGGTAGAGCCTAAAATAGAAAATGCAGAGGCACAATGATAGCTTATATTGAAGCCATAGACGCTAATGTAGAAATGCCTGACGGTCTTTCCAATGAAGAAATAAGATCTATGACGGATAAGTTTATCTTGAAAGGTCGTGGACCGACACCTTTAGAAGAACAGGAAAAGAAACTACCGGTACAGAAACAAGAAAGATTTTCTACGCCGGACACAAGAGGTTTACGAGAAGAAGATTTAGATCCTGTAAAGATAGCTGAAAGACAAGAAGCGTCAAGAGTTGCTAGAGAGAACAACCTTTTTATTCAACAAGAAGAAGAAGAAAAAGCTAGAGATTTTGTTGAAGTTCAACAGCCGAATTACTTTGAAACAAAGTTTGCAGAAATAGATCCATCTTTCTTACCGGTAACAGAGCCTACAAAACTTCTAGGATCAAGGGAAGATGGAAAGCCGAAAGGGTTTGGTTTTCTCGGTCCACAAACAAATCTTAAAGGTGGAGTATCCACAGAAATTTCAATAGGTGTTCAAATTGATGGTGTAGAAACACAGATCCCCACGCTTGTTCCCGGAATTACTGCTAAAGAAAAAATGACTTTATTGAGAGGTGAGAAGCCTAGCGCAGAGATTGTTCAGAAAGCTGTTGATCACGCTAAAGAAAGAATATCAAAAGGTCTAAGTCCTTTCAAAGAATTAGGTGAAGAAAAAGAGCCAACAAAGGAACAAAAAAGGCAAGAAGCATTTTTACAAGGAACTGTCAAAGGATTTTCTGGATTTAATATAAAAGAGTTTGATCGATCCGGTGCTGAATTTCCAATTACAGCCGGAATAGGATTTATGGCCGGTGGTGTTGGTAGCCTTATGACAGCTTCTTATTTACTACGCCTTACAGCATTACCACTATTCGCGGCACGTGTTGGCGTAGGAACACAAATGGCAACAAGATTAAAGTTTGCTACTGCCATTGTCCCATCAATGATTATGACTTCTGCTACATTTGGTACTCAAACATTTGCTACGGAATTAATAGGTCAAATGCAAGAGGGTAAAATTGACCTTATTGGATTAGGAAAAGAATCTACAAAAGCCGCCGGATTAGGTTTATTTCTAGGTGGTATCAGCGTATTTGGAGATCGTAAGACAAGGATATTTGTTGCCGGTGGGATAGGATACGCTTATACCAAAATGAACGGTGGCGACGATATTGAAGCTACATTTACTGCCGGTATATTTGCTATGTTTGAAGCTATTGGTGGTGCAAAACGTGACGAAAAATTACTACTTGCTACGCAACAAGCTACTCGATTATTAACAGCAAATTATATTAAAGCTAAAAATCCTAAAGTCTCAAGTGCTGACGCTTTGAAGATGGCAGATTTTGAATTAACAAAATTAGCTACAAGATTTGGTGGTCCACAAAGAATTATCAAAGAAGATAAGATGATGGAATTTCTTAATGCGCTTAATGAAGATATTATTAACGCCATAAAGAAAG